TGCCTTGCTCAGCTACGTGCTGGTTGATTAGGTCAATAGCTTCACGAAGTGTAGCGTTTTTATTTGGTCTGTACGACGCTTGTATCTGTTGCCACGATGCTGAGTTGTCGGCGCGTCCGTCATCGGACATGTAAATGGTCCGTTGAATGTCGCTGCCTGCTGGTGGCGTATTGCCTTGAAATTCAAAATACACACCTTTGCTTGGTCCAATGTGTGTGATATATCCCTCCATAGTCTCAGATCCAATGATTGCTGACCAGTTACCTTGAAAGGCATCAGCGGCGTCACCGTTAAAATCAAAGCCAGACGTGAAGCCCACGCCAAACGTGCCACCTTCACCAAGGCCAGGGCCTGGATCTGGCAACGGACTCTTGCCAAAACCTTTCGTTGTGGTTGTTGTCTGCGCTTGTCCATCCGTTGCCACCTTGTGCAATGTAACCTCTACCTCTGCAGGCGTGCTAACAAGGCGGTAATTGATGCACTGGTAAATGTCGGTCGTGTCGTCGTCAATGAACATGTAGAACGGCGCTGGTGCCACACCATTACCACGCATGACAATGTTGCCACGCTCTACAGCTCGCGGCTTGTAGTGTGCAGCAAGCACCTCGCGTACGCCTACCTGGTTGCACTCTGCGTCGTAGTCGTATCGTTGTGTGCTCCAGTTTGTGCTGGTTTCAAATACACTAGGGCTGGTTTCAACCATGATGCCGCCAACGTTTTGGTGCAGCTCACCAATGTAAGTTTTGCCTAGGTCGATGCTGCCACGTCCAAAAGAACTGTTGGCTACAACGTCGTAGTTAGGTGCTGGCTCCACTGTGTCGCTGCCGTAGGTAAAATAAAGCGCGTATGTTTGCGTGTCGATTGTGTCCTGCAGCGCTTGGCTATAGTTTCCATCACGATCGTAGCACAGAATGGATGCTGTCACCTGCACAGCCGTAAGGTCAGTAGGCACTGAAGGCAACTGCAGGTTAAAAAACATCTGTTGCGCGTTGTCCTCGTTTGCGTCAAAAATGCAGTTTTGAAAGTCTGTGTCGTGCCAGTAATAGTAACCTGAGCTGTTGCTGTATTCACCCTCGGTAATGTTTAGAGGTGTGAAGACCATGCTGTTGCCGTCAACTGAGATGCTAGGCAATGACCAACTAAACAACCCTTGAGGCTGTGCGCTGATTGTGTTTTGATAGTATTGATAGTTGCCAGCGGATGTGCCAAAGCGAATGTTTAACTGCAGCACGTAACGTCCCAGGCGGTCGTCATTCAGGATGCCCACAGTTGGGTTGAGTGCTGAACGCTCAACAAGGATGTTGCCGTACAAAATGTAGCCGCTATCGCCAGTGGTAAAGTTGATTGTGTTGCCACTGATTGCGCTGCCTCCTGCAATCTGCGTTTGACCTAAAACAATAGAACCGTTGTTGGTGTCCCTGGTGATTGTGACCTCGTTGATTGCTGGCGTAAACGTATAGGTCCACTCGTTGCCCTTCTGTTTCTCGTTGTTTAGGGTGTCAACTTGGAAGTTAAATTGTTCGACTAGCGTAATGCCTGATGCGTACACGCCCGACCAGTTGAGCACGTTACCTCTCAGTGATGGCTCTTGGTTGTAGCAAGGCATCAGCCACCAACCTTGTTCGTGGTAATACAATCGCAGCAACAACGTTTTGCAGATGCTCTCTAGCAAATCGTAGCAATTGATGTATTCAATTTCGTCGTCGTCGTTTGTGTAGCTGAAAAATTGCGGACTCAACTTCATCCGACGCGTCAAGGCTAGCTGTGAACCTGAAGGTGTCGTGGTTACGCTCCAGATGTCTTGGCTGTACATGTCATCACACACAGCCAAGCGCCGCTCAGCACCACTAAAGTTGCCGTTGGCATAGTTGTAGCTAACCCATTTTTCTTGAATGTTGGTCAGTACATCGTCGAAAATCTTTTGGTCCGTCGTGTACTCAACGCCAGCGTTGTTGTAGTCAATAGTCTTGAGCAAGCTTATGCCGTCGCTAGCAACAATGCGACACGCACGCGCCGCGCTTGTTTCCTGCAGCTGTACTTCGTCAATCAGAATGGGACCAAACCATGACTTGTCGCCGTTCCTGTAGACTTGCATAAACCAGGTGCCGTCTTCTGCGTCAACCATTGCCGCAATCATGTCGTCTAGTTCAGTCGCCACGTCGGGCGGCCAAATCGTTTCAACCTCACAACGTGAATGCACAATGCCTGGCACCAGGATGTCGTCCTCTGGACTTTCGTAGATCAGCTGCACGCCAGCAGGCCCAACCTCAAATTTGTGGTTGTTGCTCTGGGCTACGTCATTGCGCAGAATTTCAATCTGCCAGTTGTCGTCATTGAGTGAATAGATAGTATCACTCGTTGCGTATCTAACCCAGGCCATCAGCTGTAGCGGTTGCGTTTGAATCCAGAGCGGCTGTTGCTAAGGAAGATGTCGTTGCCGCTGATGCGACCAAAGACCTCTACTTGGCTGCCACCCATCATGTCCTTCAATTTACTCAATGGCGAGATAACCTCAGGGTCAATCGCTGCGTTTCTGTTGTCACCGACAATGGCCATAGTAGGACCGCTGGCAAGGCCACCTTCAGCCAGTGCTGGGATAGGTATCTTGTTAATCAGTGCCATACCTGCGCCAATCATACCAGCCATCACAAATGGATATGCTGGGCCTGTGCCTGCTGCGGCCTCAGCTGAGTTTGCAATGACGCGAGTCTTAGCTTCTGCTAGGTAGGCAATGATCACACCTTTGATTGCTTCGACCGCAAAACCTGCAAAGCTTTGAGCGCTTGACGCTGCGTTAGTAAAAGCGTTAACCATAGCCACGCCCATTTGATTAACCTGTGTTGTCAGCTGTACGCTTTGCACTTCCGTATTGGTCAACATACGGAATAGGTCGTCAAGGGTGCCCTTTGCCTTTAGATTTTCGGCGCTAAAGTCCGTAATCGCGTGCGCCGCCTCGTTAATGTGAAAAGTTAGGTTGTCGTACTTCTCTGCAGTTGTGTCTACTGTTTCTCCGTTCGAGTCAAAAGTTTGTCCTACCTTTTCAATCTTATTTCCGTTTTCGTCAACGGTTGTTCCCACAGTACGAAACGTTTCCTCGAACTTGAGCAACTCATTTGACATTCTTTCAATGTCTGCCTCTGTTGCTTGAATTTTGCCGCCTAAAACGTTAAACGTTTCAATATCAAAAGCAGCAAAAAAACTTTCAGCCGATGCTTCTGCGGCTTCATGAACGCTAATTATACCGTCCATGTTTTTGTCATACTTAGCTAAGATTTCAGCGCGCTTTTGTTCTAGGTTCAAAAGGTCACGCTGACGATCTGCGATTGCCTTTAGCTGTTCCTGTTGTGCTTCCTGCACAGCAATTTGCCTAGCGTTTTCTTTAATGCTGCGCGTGTACTCCTGTGTTGCAGCAGTCAAATCCTGAACCGTAACCGTTGCATCTTTAAGGTCGCCGTAGTATTGTGGGCTGATATTGCGCAATGTGCGAAGGATGCTTTCCTTGCGCTCCAGCTCTGTGTTCTCTTTGCCGTATTCAGTGACCAACACACGAACATCGGCAATGCTTTTTGCTGCTGCTTTGTTTGCTTCCCGTTGTGTTTTGTTTAGTCGGTCCTGTATGGTTGTGGTTTCCTTGCGAAGGGTGGCAAAGGTTGTAATCAATCCAGCAACTGCCGCAACAGCAATACCCACACCGCCGCCGCCAATGATTGACATGATTGCTTTTAATTGTGTTGTCAGTTGTGGCAACACTGCAATGACTGGACCAATGGCCGCAGACAACAACCCAAAGTTTACGATTAGTCCTTTAATGTCCGGATCAAGTCTAGTAAAACCTTGTGCAGCTCCAGTAACCTTGTCTAATGCTGCTGTGATTTTGGGCAAAATGTCGTTGGCTAGACTAGCGCCAGCAAGTTTTAAATTGTCAATTGCAGTGCTTAATTTTCCTGCTGCTGTTTGGCTTAGTCGCTTCATAGCGCCCTCAGCAAAACCGCCCGCCTCAGCAAATGATTTCAGTGTGGCATTAAATTGTTTTATACTGACTGCGCCCGCACCAAGCTTTGACGCTGGCAAACCTGTGGCCTCGGCAAGCGCTGTAAAAATTGGGATATTACGCTCGGCCAGTTGATTGAGGTTTTCTAGCTCGACTTTACCCTTGGCTTGAACCTTAGCGAAAATGGCTGCAATCTCGTTAATGCTGCTGCCGCTGGTCGCTGCGATGTCGCCAAGAAATTGCAGCTGCGTATTGACCTGGCTTATATCGGTCCCTGCTGCAATGAGTTGCCGCGCTGCCTTACCTACTGCCTCAAGCTGGAACGGCGTCTCAGCTGTGAACTTGTTTAGATCAGCAACCATGTCGCGCGCTTGCTTGGCGCCACCTGTCAAGCTAATGAACGACGTTTCTAACGTCTCTAGGTCTGCAGCACTTTTGACGGCTGCAGCACCGAGCGCTGCCAATGGCAACGTAATGCTTCGCGTCAAGTTTTGACCGAGTTGTGTAATGTTGCTGGTCATGCCGCGCACCTCGCGCTGCACTTTGCCAAGCTGCTTGTTTAGATCTCGCGTGTCAGCGCCAATCTTAACTACCAAGTCACCCAGTGATGCCATTGTCTTTTGTTGCTAGTGCTTTCAATGTAGCCCAGCCCTTGCTAGGGTTGGCCTTTTTCTTTTGCTCCCAAGGGAAAGTAGCAAGGTCTTTTGGCTTGACGCTTGCACCTTTCTTCGTGTGCACATTAAGCAGCAACGCCGTCTGCCACCGCGTACGTTCCCAGTCAGCGCGTTGCGCCTGTTCTAGAAATTTGTAGCGACCGCGTACGGCGTTGCCAAACTCTCTGAAGGTGAGATCGTAGAGACAATCAGGCGTTAGGCCTAACAGCCCAATGCCCAATTGTTCTACTTCGTCCCATTCAAGTGGTGCGTCGTCGTCGTCAGCTCGGTTTTTTTTTCGCCGTCTGGTGACATTGACTCTTTCATCACCTTCATAATAGCAGGCAAATCGCCTACCTCAATCAATCCCAGAAAATCGTCCACCGACATTTCAAACGTCATGTTCTGCTTACGGCAACCTTCAGCAACAAAGTAGTACAGCAGCTCAGGCATGGCCGTCACATCTTCGCTGTCTATCTTGCTAACCTTAAGTCCAGTTGCGTTTTCGAATTCACGCCAGGCACGCATGCTTGCGCGCACTGGAAACGTTTGTTTGTCGAGGGTGATTGTCATTAAGCGATTGTTTCGTAAACGATGGCGCTCACGCACTCCATAGTGCAAGTAAACGCGGCGTTGTCTTCAGTACCTGCTGAGAGTTCCAAGTTAGTCACGTACGCGTCAAACGACAAGCGGTGGTCGCCAGTGTTTTCTGCTGATCCGTCAAAGTCGTACGACGTCACCTTGACAGCTTGCTTAGTACCTGCGTTGTACGCTGTCATCAACTCGCTGAAGCCCTGGGTTGCATCGTCTGCATAGAAGGCGCTGAAGTTAATAGACAACGACTTGAGGCCAGGCAAGATGGCGCGATAGCCAGCGTTGTTTTTGGTCGTGGTGTCGCGCGTGTCAGTCTGGATAGATGCGCTGAGGTCGGTTACATTGTCGACGACAACGTACGTGGGTGTGGCTCCAGCGTCACCGAACATGACGGTGATCTGGCTGCCATTCATAATACCTGTGGTCTGTGCCATTGTTATTCGTTGTTAGATGGTTTTTTGCGGTCTGCAATAATTGTGTTAATCAAAAGGTCGAGGTAGCCAAATACCTTGT